ATTTCAAGTGAGTAGTCAGTGTATGTTCTGTATAAAGTACGGTGGATTGTGCTGCAATCGTGCCGAGGCATACTATGCCAGCCCTGTTTATCAGGCGTTTGAAGAGGCAGAAAATAATTTCGATTATTATGCATAAAGGGCTTTACAGGATAGCTCACAGTGCTAAACTACACACAAGCGCAACGGATAGGCCGAAGCGCCAACCCAATAGGAATTAATGCCATGATCAAGCAAATCACTTTCTCCGCCTTCTGCGATGCTTTCCGCGATATGGGCCGCGATGAAAACTTTTCCTACGCTGGAAAGCGTGCATTGTTTGATTTTCTAGAAGAAGTGGCCCCTGATATGGAACTAGACGTTATCGCCCTTTGCTGCGAATATTACGAAAACGACCTCGACAGCATTATTAGCGATTATTGCATCGACGTTTCAGAAGCTGAAGACGACGAAGAGAAAGCCGAGATTGTTGCAGAATATCTTAATGATCATACGCTTAACATCGGTCAGCTTCCGAACGGCTCTTTTGTTTATGCTCAGTTTTAAGCTGTAAAATAAAAGCTTGACCCATACGCTCAAAATGCTAGAATGACTGCAAGCCCAAGCAATTAAGCAAAGGCAAAGCCGGAGAATCACCATGCAAACTATCACTACCAGCTACAAAGGCCCAACTAATACCAAAGGCAGCCGCATCATGGTTAAAAGTTGGCTCAAGAATAAAGCATTCGGCTGGGATCACTCGCTCAACAGCGAAGCCAATCACAAGGCAGCATCGCAACAATTGGTTGATCTGTTGAATGCTGATCGTGCAAAGAATGGTTATGCTGATTTCCAGTGGTCAATCGTAGCTAGCGGCTCGATGCCAGACGGCAAGGGTAATGCCTATATCATCGACTTGCTTGAAGCAAAATAAATCAAATTCTTTTCAAATTTCTTTAGAAAGCCCTTGCCAACGTGCAGGGGCTTTGCTATTCTAAACCCATCGAAGCAAACAACCATAAAGAAGGTGCAACATGAAAACTCTCACTATCACCCAAGCCGCCGCCCTGATCGCTCAAGCCGTGCAGAACGGCTCCGCTACCTTCGATGAAGCTTCTGAGATGCAGCTTGCCATTCGTGCAAAGCGTACCTTCAGCGGCAAGACTATGACCAACGAAGAGCGCTACAGCATGATGGTTAATCGTTTCTCTTTCTTCGCTATCTAACCAACTCAAGATACCGACAAGCCCGCTCTTTAGTGGGCTTTCTTTTGTCTATCAGAAACATCCTATTAACTAACATTATATTAAATTATATAGTGTTATCTACCGTCATTCTATTGTCACTACCCTTCTGCTAATACGTCAATTATCTGCCTATAAGCTAGCCTATCTACTCCCCTCTTTTATCCCTGTCTATAAGCCCCTTAAACAAGCGTCTAAGCCTTAGCCATACTAGCCTATGACTTAGCCTATAAGAGCTTATAAAGAGCCTTCTAGGTAGCCTATTAGCAGGCTTATTGTTGTCTGTAGCTATGGTTCAAGGAGAGGGCGAGACCATGTTAATGGTTAAGCCTATTCACTTCCCTCTTTCAACCGACAGCACCAACTCAGCACAATCCACCGTACTTTATACAGAACATACACTGACTACTCACTTGAAATACACATCCTCAGCCATAGGCTTTGTCTATGGTGTCCTCTTCGCATAATACCCATTATGTTAAATGTTAGGTAGTAACATAGGCTAGAGCTATGGTCTGGTGATAGTGGTCAGGGTATGTATAGTGAGAGTCTATTAGATATTTCCCATAAATAGAGGTAGTCTATAAGCCGGCCCAGTGGGTTGTTAAGAAGGTCTGATACCGAGCGGATATATTTTAGACAAACGAAGAAAGGAGAATCTCTATGAAAGCAGACTCTCCAAAATAGGGGGTTGGGAATTTCTTACTTTTCCAGAATCTTTCTTTAAGGATGCTGCCCGCAAAGCCCCGTTCTAGAGCCTTCCGTGAGTCAAGTTGGTTATAACTTAAACCAGAGGTTGTCACCAGACAGTTATTTTGAGTACAGCCATTCCTTGAATAAAGTCTCCATTCTCTTGGGTAGGATGTATAAATCTATAGGCTCATCTTCCCTAATACGAGTCCTCCATATCCACTGAATCATCTCAGACAAAGCAAACTGGTCATCATCCGGGATTGCATTCATCTCTAACCCATAGTCTTGCAGATATGACTTAACAACAAGATTTACATATCTGTTGTAAGCATGGAAAGCTACAGACTTGTGTTTGTAGTTGTTAGTTGCCCTAGCACCACAGTAAAGGAATACATCTTCAATGTTGATATTTGGATGTACAACAGACCTCTTGCTTTCTTTGTTAACATTCTCTTTAGGTAGGGTGATGAGTAAGTCATCTTTACCAACCTTCCTGTAAACAGAACGGATTGCTGATGCAAGCTTCTTCAGTTGATCCTTAGTAGCTGTTGTGCTGTACCATGTACTGCTCATACTTAAGTTTCTAACAGCGTTAGTGCTAGGAGAACTACAGATTGTAACTAGCTCTCTTGCTTTTGCTATTACATCTTCAGTCTTCTTCATTAGCTGCACTTCTGTAAAATCTACAATATCAATCCCTTTTAATTTTAAGAATGATTCCATAACACTACCTTTGAACAGGTAAGACAGAATGATTGTTCGCTTTGCTGATTCAACTAAAGACATTGGTAATTGTGTAACCATCATCTCTCTGTTACGTTTGGAACAGTACAGCATGTCAATTGAACACAGACGTTGTAAACCAGAGTATTGAGTATCTTCACTCATCTCCTTCCAAAGCCATTCCACCTTACCTAGATTGTCCTCATCTACTTTGATGTGTCCAGCTTCTTCAAGAGAGATAATGTCTCCTTTCTTGTATCTGCCTTGGTATGGCTCAATCAGGCTTACTTCTTCATCAATGATCATCACATAGCTGTGTCGTGCAATCTGGTCTAAGTGCTTCTTAGACAACTCACTAAACAAGCTGTGAGTGAAGGAGATGTTACAGCCTTCTCGTAGTAGCTCTAGTAAGTGCTCTGATTTGGTTCTGTGATCATCTGTGGTTGGGAATGTAAACTCCAGAGCTTCACAAGCTTCTGGTATTCGTTCTTCTACTTCTGTCAGCATTGGAGAGATGTATAAGTATTTGTTGTTTGGGTTAGATAACATCCATTTGATAATACCTTGTGTCTTACCACTCCCCATAATTGCATCTAGCACTTCAATCTTTGTTGTCACTTAAACCCCTTGACTACTTTTGTATTCAGCCCACATCTCTTTGTAAATAGAGTTACGCTTCTCAAAACAACTAAAACAAGACGTTAGGTAATTCTTGGAGTCGTCTTGATACTGTGTACAAAGCCTACGCTCTTTGATACGTTCCTTTAAAATCTTTTCACATACAGGGCAACTCTTCATTCAGTTGTGCTCCTAATCCATTCTGTCCACCATTTACCAAGAGGGTTATACATTCTGTACCAGAAACTACCATCCTCTAGTGTCATATGTTCAATCTGCATGTGTATTTTTGAGACGATAGGTTTCTTTACCAGAGTAACTACATTGCCCATTCAATCCTCCAAAGTATGCGTACAAGAGACATACCTGATAATTTCATTCTGTGTCCACTCTGTCAATGGCTTACCTACCTGCTTCAGTAGAATTTCAAATATCACATCCTGCATCCTACACTGCAAGATAGCACAGTCTATAACAACTGTATCCTCATCACCACAGAGGTCTTGGATGTAACTCTTCATTTGTAGTGATACTCCGTAGGTTTGGCTTTATTCTGTGCATCTTCTAAATCACAAGCAACCATCCACTTCATCAAGGAAATAGCTTCATTAAGGGAGTACTTGTGTGTGAAGTGATAACGGTCTGCATTCTTCCAGCCCCACCACTTCTTTTCTTGTATCTGGTAAACCCTTGTACCATATTTGTTAGTATATTCTTTGATTCTATATTTCATTCTAATCCCTCAACAGTCCAAAGTGTAGTGTCTTTATACTGTTACTGAGAAGTTTTACCACCTCTTTAGAAAGCTCATCATTCTGTTCTACCAATGACAATACCATACCTTCTAAAGCATCGACATACGTTATATCTTTGTTGTAGTGGTAGGTGGTTATCCAAGCTCTCACTATAGGGTTACTATTTGAGACATTGTAAATATCTTCTTGACTCATTCTTTTAATTCCTTCTCAGTTATGGTGAATCTCAGTTCATCGTAGCTTCCCGGTTGTACATACCCGCACAGCTCCCAGTTATCATACTGGCGCTGCATAATATATTTGTGAGCACCAACTTTAGTCTTGTGGTAGCTGACTTCATAGGTGTCGTAGTCTGCAATATAGTTCACCACGTAGAGTTTCACTTACTCTCCTCCAAAATTCTAACAGCGTCTTCAAGACTAATCTCTTTAACATCCACACCACCCTCCTCAAGCTCCTTCACAATACTCATCAGCACACTATACGTATAGCTATTAAGGTGTCCTTGCTCTTTACGAATGTAGTACATGCTACCACTGTATCCATGTATTTGGTAGTAGTCATCTACAGCAACGATTTTAGTACAGCCTGAATTGAGCATCCAAGATTCACCAATTGCCCAACCGCCATCGAAACTGCGAAAGAGTTTGACTAAGCTGTTGTCGATAAGCAGGAAGCGATATCCACATGGTAGGTTCATTTTCTCACACCTCTGATTCTTGTTTGTAGATAACGTTTCAGTCGAATATCTATATCTTCGTGGAAGTCAATATACTCGTACTGTGCCCCGTATGCAAGAGAAAGATGTTTTTCTTCACTCATTGCTGCAAAGTATACAACAGTATTTGGAAGCTCTACACATCCACGTTTTGTGTTAACCCGGCAGTAATCCTCACTACAATCCTCTATGAACTGCCTCATGTGGACACTTGCCCGTTCCCAGTTACGGAAAGTCTTGAGTATTGTTATCTTCATAATCCCTCCTATTTCCTTAGAAATTTACTGCTATTTTGAATAGAAATGAGCTAAGACCTACTATGCCCCAGCTCACCCTCTGTTCGTTGATTTTACCCTATGTTTTCCTAACAAACAATAGCTTTCTGTTCATCAATGTATTCCAGTGCAAGACCATATTCAACGTAGGCTGGGTAATCTGGATTTAGGGCGGATAGTTTCTTTAACGTAGTGACACCACAGGCGTCTAAATAATCTTTAATGTCCAATTCCATTTTGTTGAAAAGTCTGCGCAGATATTTAGTCTCTGTATTAGGATGCACATAGCTAGGAAGACGTACACCATGTTTAGAAGCAAGCTCTTTCCAATGTGTTAGGTCATCTCCCCATTCGTTATTCAGACTCTTAGCGGCTTCTTGTTTAGCTTTGCGAGCCGCAGCAGCCTGTTCTTTGTATTGTGACATATCTCTTGGGTTGCCTTTGTTCATTTAGTTTCCTCCTAATTAAATAAATAGTCCATAATATTTCAAACACGAATGATAAATCATCTTCTCTAGCACATCAACATCCTCCTGTGTAACATCATATCCAGCAGATAGCTTTGCTTCGATAATAGCGAATGCAATGACTTGGCTCTCTTGCTTACACTGATCCATCACAGCATTTTGCCAAGATTGTTGCCAATGTGAACCATAGACTACAGTATGTGGCTTTGTTGTGCAAGCAGAAATCAGTAGTAATACAGCTAGGAAAAAGATTTTCATGGGATGCTCCTACGCTATGGGTATTTGATGTATTCTACATTTACAATGTTCTTACCTTTGCGACGAATCTCCTCTTTCTCAAAAGCTTCGATGTAATCGTCAATTTGCTCCTTAGCAGAACTTAGAGAGTTACCTCTCAGCCGGCACGTATATGGATTTGTATGGCAAAAGGCATTGTAACCATTCCAATCAGAAAAGTCATACCAAAAGCCAAAGAAATTCTGATGCTGTGGGATATAGGCTTTCCATGTAGCATGACCATCAGTCTTCTCTACCACTTTAATTCGTGTCTTACGTGGTTTCATAATAATCTCCTATTTCCACAGTTGGTTTAAAATATCCTGCTTCTCTTCTACAGTCAAATTACTTTCATTAATAATCCTAGTAAACTTAGAGCAAGCTTGACTGTATGCAAGATCGAAGCGCAGATTAGCTTCTTTGATGCGTTCATTTAGTTCTCTACGCTCGGAAGGGAGAAGTGCCAGCTCCTTCATCTGTGCAAAGCAACGGGAACAAGCTCCGCACCCACTACCAAGCCTAACATCTCCTTTACATGTACGCCCTCCAACGTATTCTGTAGTAGGTGGTGCCTTTGGTGGAACTTTAGGTAAAATGTTCCCGGTAGGCGGTTCGTTTATGTTGTACCCGTCTTTGCTCATCTCAATCACCTCCATAATTAATTGGTTGGTACTGCAATACATAAATTCGTTTCCCGTCCAAACTGCCTACACCAAATCGTCCAGATTCCACTTTAAAGATATTTACGTAATCCGTCAAGCCTTGCAGTGTGCTAAATACTCTTTCTGTTGTGCCTGCTGCGATGTATTCGCCTTCCAAGTAGGACTTCTCGTTTTCAAGCTGTTCAGTCATTCTCGAGCTCCTTTAGGCCGTCTTCTACAATTCTGTTAGCTTCTTCCCACAACACAGAGTCACCTTCTTTCAGTACTTCAAGAAGAAGCTTCTTCTCTTTAAGGTACACCTTAGCAAAGTCTCTGTCGTGTTGCAAGATACTTTTACTGTTGCTGATCAAATCTGCAAGCTTGATTGTCTTACAAGCGCCAGACTGTTTTACTGTGTGTTGACGGTCAATCTCTTTACGAACAGCACGATTACCGTCTTCTAGTTTAGATACATCAGTGAGTCCTTCTACGAGAGTGGCTACGCACTTGCCAAATTCTTTCTCAATTAGTTCAAGAGTGACTTGTGTATCTTCAACTACATCATGGAGGAGAGCTGCTGCGTGCATCTCAGCATTTGCGTAGCCTGCTTCACGGAGAATATTACTTACTTCGATGGTGTGTACAATATAATCCTCCCCAGTGTACTTACGTTTCTGTCCTACAGCAGTGTGAGCCGCCATTGCAAAGTAAAGCGCTTTCTCAACAATATCCATAAATCCTCCTGTTTGTTTATCTAGGCTCCAGAATAGCAAAAAGCCCCAGACTATGCAAGCTCCGGGGCAAAATATTTTCACTTCTTTTTCTTCAATAGAACCTCTGCCTCAGAAGGACGAACAAACTTTACAAGATGCTTTGTGCAGAGGATTCCTCGCTTGTAGGACTTCTGAAGGTAGACCGCATGGACAATCTTATCCATCTGAGCCTCTTGCCACACAGCATAGGGGATATCACCAAACACTGTATCTGGTTCAAAACCACGTCCGTGAGTTTCAGTGAAGTGTCCATTATGGGCTAGTACGGCAGTACGGAAGCTGATATTTACACGACTACGATTACTCCACAAGCCTGAGATGAATACTTTATCAACTCCGTAGTATTGATAGCCAAGGGTTGACATGAAGTTCTTTAGGCTGGCTAGTTGGACTTTCGATGTGTCCACGATTTCAAATTCTTCTTCCATAAGTCCTCCTATTCTAGCGGTTCCCAATTTGAGTTCATTTTACGCAAGCCCACCCCAACTGGTTTAGTTGGAACACCATCATCACTTAATTCCTCATACTCAAATGTGATGAATGTATCAACAAGTGTAATTGCGTTATCAAACTTGCGATAGTCTATATCAGGATGGCTGTCAACACGCATAAGGCATTTAAATTCGACACCGTTCTGTAGTACACAAGACAATAGTCCTGCGTTGTTCTTGTCAGGTACACAACCCACCACCTTAGCTTCGGCATCAAGACGAGGCTTACGTTTAATCAGGCTATAGCTGCGCTTCCCGTAGTCATATTTACCATCAAGGTTCCGATAGACCATACCTTCAGCACCTTGCTCAAGCCACTTATCATACCAAACGTCAGCTTCAGCCTCGTTATAGACTAAGATAGTGGGTACTGCTGCAATGCTTACAAGCTCCAATTGCTGAATACCCTGCATATCAGCAATACGAACTTCTTGACTGGCTTCACTACAAGTGTCATACATAGCAAAGAAAAGACGATGTGTATTTTCATTTGGTTTACGGAATGCGCTGATAACCTGTTGAAGGCTTAGACCACCTTGTTTCACATGTCCTGCGAATATCTCACCATCAATACCATCTTTCATCAGCCCACTTGCAACAAGTTTCTTAATGTCTTCTTTCCAGTGCTCAGGAAGTTCAATACTCTCACCCTGCTTACTTTGACAGTTGCCATCAGAATCAATCAACATACGTTGACCATTCAGTTTAGGCTGGATATAGCAAGGATACTTAACTTTATGAGCGTAGTCATTAAAGTTTTGAGCCTTCATTGGTGTACGTGTTACAAAGCCAAGAGCTTCCTCTTTGTCTTCAAAGTAACCTTTCTTCTTTTGCTTTGTCCACTTAGCAAGAGCTTCTGTATCAGCTTGTTCTGATGCTGTAGTGGCGTTACTACGACCAACATTCATAGGGACAGCAGTTGTGCGTTTCTCTTGAATCTTACCACCGAGCTTGCCGTGACGTACAACGATCACATCATTTTGTGTAAAGACTTCCCAGAGTTTGAGCTTGGAGTCGCTGCCTTTACCGTATAGCGTTGGAAAAATCATTTTACCTCCTAAGGTTTATCTTTTCCTAAATACATTCACTAATAGTGTGCATAAATCAAATCTGATAAACTTCAACACCATTTTTCTTCAAATACTCAACACCTTCTGTACAGCGGTATGGGTGACGATAGTACACTGTCCTGATCTTGGCTGCAACAATTTTCAAGCTACAGTTTAGGCACGGCATGTGACTAACGAACATATCAGCTCCTTCAGAAGTCTCTGTGCTCAAGTAAAGCTTCTCAAGAGCGGCTGCTTCTGAGTGACGTACTGTGCTCAGTGTCTTGCCTTCCTCATCTTCACAGACTTCTGATTCCCAACCCGGAGGCTGGCCGTTTACACCCAAGCTGATTATAGAGTTATTTTTATAAATAAGGCTTCCCACTTTTAACCTTTCTGCTGTAGACGTTTCTCCAAACCGAACAGCCATGTCCATAAGAGCTTGTGCGTACTTATCTTTCATTTTGGTGGCCTACTTGAAGGTCGTGCTCGTGTAGCTGTGGCATAAACACTTTGACCGCCATTTTCTTGTTTACTTTTACCTTTCAAATCACGAACAACACGAATCTTGTACTTACCAACTCCCCAATCTTCATCAGCTTGCTTCTGTGCAGCCATACGGTCTTTGGTGACGTAGAAAATTCTGTCTCCTGTTGAAATGAGGACATAAAAATTTGAAGGTGTTTTTGACTGGAAGGTTTGACTATCCTCATCCCAAACTTCAAATTCATCCTCTTTTACAACAACTTGCTCTATAGTCATTTCTACTCCTTATTAAATCCGAACCTTTCTATTTCAGCAGCTTCTCTTGCAGCTAAGGCTTTATCGTAATCTGTAGTGCTCATTATATACTCACCACAGATGATTGCATACCACCTACCATCATAAAAACTTACACCGGTTCTACCTGATGTATTACTAGATTTCATCCTTTGATTGTATGCTTGTAAGCTTCTATCGTCTGTCCAGACACAATTTTCTTTGCAATAGTTACCATTAACATCAACCCTTTCAATTGTGTGAGATTGAGATGGTTTTGTACCCATATCTTCCAGAAACGCTTCAAAGCTACTATTCCAAGGTTCTTCCACTATGATGCCACGAGCCGCATAATCCTTAGCAGAGATATTATTTAAATTGTTACACCTATCTCTGATACCTATCCAGATTTTGTATTCAGGTGTGTGACTAAGGCCATGTTTAAAGTTCCTTTCTTGTAGAACCTCTGACTTTAGACAACCACAAGATTTAACGTGATTACCGGCAAGCTCTCCAGATAGAACTTCTACAATGTTCCCGCAGTCACACAAACATTCCCACAAGATCACATTAGTACCATAGTTGCCGATCTTCCTAGTGAAGTTACTGGTAGCTACAAGTTTACCAAACCTCTTTCCTGCTAATTGCTCCATGTTAGAAAACCACTCTAAATTATCAAATGTGATGTTAGAGGGGTTATCATCTTTGAAGCGGACATACGGTAGGTTATGTGGATTTGGTACGAAAAGTTCTGCCAGTAGTCTGTGCAGTTTGACCAACCCATTACCCTTTCCTACATGGACTACACCAAAACCTTGAGAGTCCATTGTCACCTTCAAAAACTTTTCCCTCTTTCCTGACCACACTCTACCATCAGAGCTTACAGCATATCTAGTATCAGGTATCCACTTAAAAGTTTCGTCTGGAAGCGGCTTGTAGTTGTGAAAACACTTCAAACAGACTTCGGAATTTGTTTTGCCTTCAACAAACTTTACGAAGTTGTCAGACCTAACTTTAAAAGCTGTACCACATTCACAATTACAGTGGTAATAACTTTTCCTGCCATCTGAAATATATTCTGTATCAAAAACATCCAGCCATCCCACCTTCTTTCCTAACATTGGGCTTTTAAACATAGTCACTCACTCTGCATCTCCTCCATTAATACTTCACTAAGATTCTCACCCAACTCACAAGCAATCCAACTTTGTTGGTGGGACATTAGATCAAGGAATTCATCATATTCTAGTTCAATCATATATTAAAACTCCACATTTGGTTGTACATGACGAGGGTAAGCCACGAAGCAGATATTGTCCAGAGGGCTGTCTTCTACATTGTATTTAATACTGTAGGTTTCAAGCCTGCTACCATTCTGGTGTTTACAAGGCAGAGTACAATATACGAAATTACCAACTTTAACAGCAGATAGACTGTTCACCCATCCTTGATTGTGTGTCTTGTAGATAAGAGCTGTGCCAACTTTGTCTAGGTTGTCATTGTAGATGCGCATGTATTTACTTGCACTGATAATCTTACGTTGCTTTGAATATTTGTTCATTTGGTTACACTCCTTCACAGTTTATTAATATCGACTTCAATACCAGCAACATCATAGAGAGAAATTTCAAACATCTTCTCACAAGTGAAAATCTTACTGCGAATTTCGCTAGCACCACCTAGCAGAAGAGGTGAAGTCCTGTGGTAAAAACTACTAGTTTTAATTGGGCTTCCAAAATACTTAGGCACTTTAAACCATTCAGCCAACTTCTGTAGGTGTTTATAATGGCTGTCACCAACACCGTTACCTTCACCCCAAGATTCTAGGCAGAATATCTGCTTACCTGTCTGCGCTGCGAAGTTGATTTCTCGTAATGTGGATTCACCAATATATGCAAACGGATTAATTACAAGAATAGCATCAGAATTATCAATCTTATCTAGATGCACCTGATCTAACGTGATCTTCTCTTGTTCAGAGTACCAATCTTTACCAGATTCCTTTTGACTTGGATAAACTGAAAGAGTGTAAACTGTGTGACCATATAGCGACAACATTTCATTCCAAAATTTAAAATACTCTTCAAATCGAGCACTACCGCATAATGTAATCTTCATAAACCCTCCTGTGTTTGAATGTGGAGTAATCATATAAGCTACTCCACAAGCTGTCAAACTTTATTTATCGTCTTTGCTGAAATCATACCCAGCAACGATTCCATAATCGTCTTCTTTGGTAATATTTGAGAACAACTCCTTGACACTCTCTTGTTTAGCAACAGCCTCCTCAAAAGACTTAACCAGAGGTTCTTTCTTCTTAGCAGGAGCTTTCTTAGGCTTCTCCTTCTCAGTGAGCGTGTACTTCTTCAGCACAGCAGCCAAACCTTGTTCCACCCCAGATGCTACAGCTTCGGTGATGATGCTGTCAATAGAGGGCATGGAGTCTTGGTTGCAATCGGAACATTCTGGATTCAGGCATTGTTCCATTTCCTCTCGGAAATCCCTATATGCAGGTAGACGCTCACGAAGGTCATCAGCATAAAAGTACAAATCCTTCCCGTCAAGAACTTTTTCAAGTTCATCATCAGTAAGGAATCCCTTGTATGTACGCTCAACCCACTCTTTGTTGATCCGAGCAGTGTTCTCTACAGAAGAACGTACATCACTCTCCTTACCATAGCCGGGGCTATACGAGCAGGCATGAACCATCATGGTGCTACTATCATGAATCTTCCAGTCGTCTGCCTGAAGACACATAGCCGATGCAGCAGAAGCACACGTAAGACCAATCTCAACAAACACAGGGGCAGCACATTCGTTGATTCGGCGGCAGAGAAAGTCACAAGTTTCAAGACTACCGCCCGGACTCGACAGCTGCACCATTACAATATCATTCTCAGTCGCCTCTTCCAAGGCCATGATTTCTTCTTCAAACTCATCAATCTCACCAATAGGGCGAGTGATACGGATTGTGTATTCAGTGCTTTGGTTGGTGAAGCTACGAGTGATAACACGCCGAGGCTGCATCATAGGTACTGCTGAAAGCATTTTAAAATCTTCTGACATTATTTATCACCTCGCTTATCAAATTTCTCAAAGGCCATACCCCAAGCTTTGGCTTCTTCAGAGCGTACACAATAGTCCCAAGAATCAAAGTCAATAAGAGTGACAGGAAGCTCTGTAAATGCAGCTACATCCAGAAGATACTGCAAGCCAGAGTTTTTCTTCAAGTCTTGTTGTCGTAGATCACCTGTAATCACGGTCACAGAGTTCACACCCTGACGACCAACAAGACTGCGTGCAACTTCTGGTTCCAAGTCTTCAGCTTCATCCACCAAAATCAAGCAGTTGTCCCAAGAGCGTCCCTTTACATGCTCTAAGGCAAGTTGTTCAATTTTACCATTCGCAAGCATTGCCTCAAAGTTACCAATACCCATACGATCTTTCATTGTATCAGTGATAGGAGCACACCAAGGCTGCATTTTGTCATCTTTAGAGCCTTTAAGAAAGCCTACAGATTTACCCTTACCCTCGGCAGGGCGTGCAATAATTACTTTATCAATCTTCTTATCAAGGAGCCAATCAGACGCAATCACTGATGGGATGTAAGTTTTCGAGCTACCCCAAACGCCAATACAAATGATGCAAGCTTGCTCTTGGATAGCTTTGATGTACTCAGCCTGCTTATCGTTCATAGGACGTAGCGGAATACGATTAGTGCTTACACTTGCAAACTTTTCCTTAGTATCTTGACTAACACCACCATTGCGAGTCTTGCGGGTGCGCTTACGAGGTACTTGTAGCTCTTCCCCATCAATTGCCACTACAAAATTACGATTACGACCACTCATAGTTAATTTCCTTCTGTTGGTTTAAAGGTTACTTCCTTTACAACACCCTTCAATGCTTCACTCCCCATCTTCCATAGCCAAAGCAATCAAATCTGCCAACTGATTAGTACAAGCACAAGCAGCGGAGTCAATAGCCATTTTATAATTAACGTATTCAGGGCTTCTTAGAATCATATCCATTCGGTAGAAATCATCCTCGCTTATCCGAGAAAATAGCTCAGCACGGAACTTGCTGTTTACAGCTGTATAGTCGCACAATTTAAGACTCTCTACAATCCCTTCATCGTCAGCGTATAGAGCTAGTAATGAGTTTTTAAGAATACCATCTGTTGTTTTCATCTAGTCCCCTTGACCCGTCATCTGAAGGTACTTAGTAAGCATCAAGTTACGATCACGTCCAGTAATACCAATTGTCTTAACAGCCTCTTTGAAGTCATTCCAACTTAAATCTCCAAGCTGTTCCTTGGTATATTCCGCAGGCAGGTATAGCTTCCCACGGATACTCTTGACTCCTGTAATATCCCAAAACAGACTTTCAATATCCACTTTAGCACCAACACCCACCCAAGAGCAAAGTTCATACAAGAAGTTTTGAGCACTGTAGTCAGAGATAACAAACTCACCAAGCTCTTTCTCTTCAAAAACCTTACCTGGGTTTTTGTAGAGAACAATCTCCTTGAGGATGCTATCACTAACGAAACCCCGATTTGATGACTCTACTAAATATCCATCACGGACTGCTTCAATAAACTCAGACACAAATATGTGTGGATTGGTGTGTACAATTGTCTTACTGTCTGTCATTTAATATTCCTCTGTTTCTTTCATAAATTTCTATAATCTTTTCCAAATTATAGACCCAAGTTGTTTCTGTGTAGCCGTCTGGCATTTCCTGCTTAGTCAGAATACCACACTCAAGCTCTTGCTTACATTCTCGTTCTGCTTTCTTGCAGGAAGCTACGTTAGGAAACGTATACACAGAGTGGGGCAGTACAGTGTACTTAGACCTTCGGTGCTGTGCTTTTGCCCTTTCCGTTACTCTTACAGAGATTCCAAATTTTATAGAAACTACGTTATCCCCATCTGTGATAAAATTGATGTAGGCATCTCTTTGTGTGTTTATAGAGCAATCACACGGCCTCTTACCTTGTTGTAAATTACCACAAAACGAGTCCGTAGTTATATTACACTCCGGACAGTAGATATTCCAGAAAAGTTTATGACCAAGTGGATTGACCCTATCACTCCTCCAAAACTTAGTATCTGGATGAAAGGCACCTGAAGCAAAGAAAGACTGAATCATTGTTTCGTCAGTTTTTCTATTGCTTTTCCAGAAATTATCTATTCTACACTTAGGACAACACCTCCCTCTAAGCAGGTTATTTATATTACCACTACTCCACTCTCCGTGAATACTACAAAGCATCCTAACCTTTGTGTTGTTATACAACCATTCGCCAATAAATCCTAAAAACGCGTAACCAAACTCATTAGCTTTGCGTGAACAAAGAGTTTGATATTGACTTGTTGTCCACTTGGTTGACTCACTACATCCACATGGTATACGCCCTTTTGTGAGATTTGATTTTAAACTCTTAAAATAACCTCCTTGGAAAAGCTCAACATCTTTTACACACTCTCTGCAAAGTAGTATATAGATTTTAGCTTTCCCCGTTTTACCACTCCAACCAATAGCCTCCAACTGCCCTTCCTTGCCAAACGTGGGTGACGTTAGACTCCATTCATCCTGTTGTAGTCCACCCTCATCTAATAGATCAACTAAATCCATCTAAATTTTATCACCTTTACTACGAGACTTGCGCACCCGTTTAATGGTTGTATCTACACCCGTTTTCTGTGGATTCTTTGTGGGGCACTCTATAAGGGCTGGCCGCACCTCTTTCGTACTATTTCCCGGAATGGTAATGGTTTCATCAGAGACGCTCAGTTTTTCGCAACCACCTAAATATGAAACCAAATCAATCACATTTTCCTTCTCTTCACCAGTGACACTACTCAACCGAGCAATGTATGCACGATCAGTGCCTTGCTGCAATACGGCAGAAAAATAAGAGTTGCGATACGATGTACGGGTGCAAATTCCATATCCAAGTTTTAGATTGCTACGCAAGCTGGCTACAAAGGATGACCAGTTACTTGCTGTGATTACGAGGTTGTTATTTTTCATTTATTGTTTCTCCTTATATTTCTGCCAGATAGCCACTACGACAAGCAGGGGCCACCCAAGACTAGTCATTACGATGCAAACCTTAACGAACGCGGGTGAAAAGCTGTCAAGATCATTTGATGTATCCTTCTTATATTCCTCAGTGATACTCCATGTAAAGACAGCACCTATGATGCAGTATAGGATGATTACACTTGTTGTGATCATTTATTCTCTCCTATTTGTTTGACACTTACAATAAAGAACTCATGAACCTCTGGTTCATACAATGCACTAATCTGATAACCTTCTTCCTCATATACAAACACACGTACATCTTTACCGTGTAATTCCATCCAATTGAATGTGGTTGCATCTTCCCATCTGATTTCACACTCAGTATCTTCATTCATTGTATTTCCTCCAGTTGTTTAATAATCTCTGTCACACCAACACCTCTGATGTACAGTGCGAGGATAGTCTTGGCAAGCTCAGGTGTCAAGCAATTTATTCCGAAATGTTGCTTAATTTTTCTGGTGGTGGCTTCCCAGCTTCGTTCGTCGTAGGTGTATTCTTTAGTCATTCCTGCTGTTCCTTGACCCACTTGAGGAAATCTAAGCCTGTTACAAGACCTTCTTCACAATACCCTGGGTCAACTACCAATGTGAACTCAAAGTCGTTGCTAAGGTGCTCAATTTCACTCAGAAGGTTATTGAATGCCAACTTGTACTGGTTCTTCTCAAAGTTGAAGAAGCTTTTAAGGAGAAACCCATACCCATCCTTTGGATTAGCTCGCCATTCAACAGAGTGACCACGTTCCTTAACATAGATTCCATCCCAAATACCAGCGCACCCTGCATTACCACAGGAGCAGGAGAATGGTTCAAACACCGACCAACCTGAGAGATACTTCCCATCCCAGAAAGGTCTGTGATCAAGATTGTTCAGGATCAAGCCGTATACATCTATGTGCCCCGGCCAGCCAATGTGAAAATCGTTGATCAGTACGATAATCTCCAGATCACGATGGAACGGGGTCAGGTATTCACTACCTTCTGATCCGTAATAAGGGTTTGGCACAGCATCGCAATAGAAACTGATTGTGTCGTATTTCATTTAGTTCTCCTAATCTGTTTGTGCCATTCATTCTACAGCAATATTCCTGAGAGTCAATAGGTGTGGAGAAGATTCTTGTAAATTATTTTCTGGTGAGGGGGTTGCATTCTGAGGAAATGCGTGTAGAATCTATGGCAGCTAAGTAAAAGGAGGCTGGTATGAATGTAGAAATTGAAGATAGGCTGTTTACAGAGAGGCTGTTGCGTGCTAATCCAGAGAAGATTTATGTCTTTGGTGATAACATGAAGCGCTACGGTAAACGTGGACAAGCTGTGATTAGGGATGAACCAAATGCTTACGGTATTGCAACAAAGCGTTATCCGAGTATGGATAATTGGGCATTCTTCTCTGATAAGCCTGACGAGTTTGACTGTGTGCTAGGTGATCTACGAGGATTGTACAAGCTGTCCAAGACACATACAATTGTGTTTCCTGCTGCTGGAGTTGGTACAGGGTTGGCAGATATGGAGAAACGCAGCTTCGCTTTGTGGTCTAAGATGTGCTGGATTTTGAAGGACTACTTTGGGTATGTGAATGGAGGGTGATATGTGCAGAGTGGTGAACAAATACAAAGAGGAATATGATGTGTACATTGGTAGAGGATCGCCTTACGGCAACCCATACGCAATCGGAGAACACGGTACACGAGATGAGGTGATTGAGCTTTACAGGTTGCACCTGTGGAAACAGATCAAACAGGGTAAGATCACTAAGGAAGACTTGCTTGCATTGGACGGCAAACGCTTAGGCTGCTTTTGCAAACCACAAGCTTGTCACGGAGATGTGATTGTGAAGGCTGTTGAGTGGGCTAAGTCACAAGCATAGTATTCCTACGTTATAGGCACAGCATGCCTATCATATGAGCACACTGTGCCTACAAATATAGGCACAGTGTGCTCAATAGAAAGATAGATTAGTAAGACAGAAAAGAAAGATAGAATAAAAGAAAGATCAAAAGCAGAAAAGCGATTTCTTTGTTTTCTCTTTATCTGATTGGTGTAAGGCTTGACACAGGCGTAAGCCGTATGTATGGTTGTGGTATCAGCGCTATTGCTTCTATTCATTTGTTTGTAGTTGCAAAGCAATGCTAAGAGAGAACGTTATAGGCACAACATGCCTATGTAGATAACAGGAGGCTATTATGAACATCAAGCTACCATTTCTAATAATTCAGTGGGTCGATGACAACAGGGGGTGTAAGAGCAGAAAAGCATTTATTGTAGATTGTTTAATGATGTTAGTAACCGAAAACAGGAAGCCCTAAAACTTTAAGACTCCGGCTTACCATAGAAAACTAGTATGGAGGTAAGTATGCAAGAGATAGATGAACAGTTTTACAAATACCCAAAGATGCTGATGATGGCAGATTCCTATGTCAGTAGAAAGACAGGAGAGCAGATTCAACTGGGTGAGATTGAAAAGAACGTGTACGTGATCATGAAAGCTCGTAATGAATATTTTGACAGTCACTACGATAAACAGTCAGACATTGCTGAGATGTGCAACATTTCCCTGCGTAAGGCGTCTGGCGTTATCCGTGAATTCATGGATAATGGAATCATTGAGGGTAGCAAGGTGTATTCAGGTGGAAAGCACAAGAACCTCAAATACACGAAGGTGCATTGTCTTGAGCTGATTAAAAAGGTGACAGATATAAACGAGTCTGGTAAGATTGTCAGCACAAGGTCTGAGCCTATGGGTGTATTACCTGATTCATTGTGGGTTAGACCAACCAAACAGGCTGTTAAATCAACGATCACACCAGAACCCATGCTACCCTACTGGGGTGCATCTAAAGATGCGTATAACGATGATTCTGGGCCATTTTAGGAGGGTATATGATTATTAAAGATTGGTGGTACGCGTATAAGGTTTGTAGGAAGTATGGAATTAAACTCAAATTCACAGCTAATGGGAAGGCTGACGCTTATGCAAGATTCAACCCTGGCACAGGTTTTAAATTGATTTGTGTAGATTTACGTGATCCAGACTTTAAGCAAACCTTCTTGCACGAACTTAGTCACATCCTGTCTTTCACACGTAAAACTAAGAGGGATGTTTGCTTGAATCTATGGTTGGCCAATCTTAATAATAAGATGAGAGAAGAAACCCAAGCATGGGTATTTGGTAAGAGGATAATGAAGAGTCAATTTAAATCATCCATTGCTTTGTCGTGCCTAAAGTCTTATAGTGCCAACCACTACCGTTGGAAACTTACACACGAAGACACTCAGAAATATACAGATAATCTGGTTAACTGTTTTAAGAGGATTGAGAAATGAAGCTACCAGATTTAAGTGATAATCCAGAAGCTGCTAAGAAACAATGGCGGGCAGCACGTTCTCTAATCTACAGCCAAGAGAAACAGATTTCACATTACCGCAGACGCGTGCAAGAGCTGGAGAAGGAATTGTCTTTGGTGGACAAGACAGAGATTGATGCTTTGTATGAGACTATAGAAAAATTGACAAGCCAGTTGGAGAAAGAATGCTAGTACAAGACCGTAACGATATGCTTGAATACTTCCTCAAAGGAGGGAAGCCTCATGGACTTCTTGAAGACTATCGAGAGAATAGGAATTCGGAGGGCTGGAGAGTCAGTAGGCAAGTGGAGGAGTTGATGGAGTATATTTTGTATTTAGAGTCTTTACTGGAAAAATAAATAGAAATTTTCTATCAAAACGCTTGACACTGGAAAATATTGTGTTAGTGTTCTCAACAAGTGGAGGAATGAATGAAGCGAAATAGCAAAGCAAAGACCTTGAACATTTTTGTAGAAAAGGCAATGAAGCTGTTTGGTACAGCAAAGATTACACGAGAGCAGGCCAAAGAAAGCGGACTGACATTCTATTGGTCAGGGGAACCTTGTGGAAAAGGGCATCTTACCTTCCGATACACAAAGTCTTGTGATTGTCGCCAATGTGCTTTACAAGGGGCTTTTGATCGGAATCATCTAGAGCTAGCCGTTCCTAGTGAGGAAGTGCAATCCAGAAAAGCTCTTGAGAATCTTAAATATGAACTTGAACTTAAAAAACTAGAAAAAGAGGATTACGATTATGACCTTTAAGGAACCACATGGAAATCAAATGCAATAATTGTGAAAGAGTTGAGTGCGTTTGTCATCTCATTCAGGTTATCCCGGAAGGATCTCCAGACTTCAAGTTTGAGTGGGCTTTCGAGAGTCTGACGAATGATAATAGTTACTTTAGAGAAATTTCTCCAGTTTATGACGAAAATGCTTGACTTTTGTTATAATATAATGTAGTGTTTAAATTATGAGCTGGGAAATCCCAAGAGAGTGAATTATGTCAGAAAAAGTAGATAAGCTTGGTCGCACAGGCAAGAGCATCGGCGGACGCCCCAAGGGTAGCCTGAGTAAGCGCAGTATTCGTCAGAATCGTCTAAAAGAAGTTCTTACTCTCATTGATCCAATTCTAGCTAAAGCTGTGCTGAAAGCAGGTCAGATTCTTGATGCAGATTTGAGCAGCAAAGATGTTAGCGCAACTACACAGTTGCAAGCGGCTAAGCTCATTATCGACAAGGCTATTGACTTGCGAGAAGCTGTATTTGCGAAAGAGAAAGATCAGCTAGAAGACCCTGAAGACGATCCAAAAGAGCCTGTCGCTCAGCCTCAAGCACGATTTAGCACGAAAGTAGTGAGTATCACTAAGAGTGATGACTAAGCGTTCGCTGTTTATGGACAGTGGACAAAGAATTGACGTCAGACAGATACCTTCGGTATTTCTCGAAAGGCTGGATACTACTCAGGGTTGACTTGCGTATTTAGTTACGCTTCGTCTTCCTCCAGCACAGCGTCATCCTAATCAGGCTTCGGCTTGGTATCTTCGCAATTACAGCCTAGTTCCGAAGAAGGTGTAGCTCAGCCTTAAATGAGTTCTGAAAATCCTGCTTATGTAGGTCTTTAGCAAGTCTGGTGATTGCAAGCCTTTGTTAACGTATTGTACCCTTCGGGGTCTGTGCTAGGAGGAGAAGCTTTCCAATTCTTGTGGAAAGAGAGTTTAAGGGTCAGGATAGAGTGGACGCCTTAAACAATTATTCTTGGCTTTGTCGTATAGTGACTATTACCCTGCCTTTGTAACGCAGTGACTTCAGTTTGATTCTGAACTTAGCCTCCACATTCCCTCACATCATAACAATCAATTCCATTAGGGGAATGCAATGCAAGTAGTAAGTATCCCAAGCCCTTTCACATACACCAATCTTTATACGCTTTCGGGGTTTGATGCTGGCACAAGCCTAATCGTCACTAACAATACATCATCCTCTGCATTCTTAGTACAAGCTTCTCTTCCTCCTTTAGCAGACAGTGACCAATATCCTCTGCTTTCTGGTCAAACTGTTCTAGTCCATGCCACAAGTGACCCCGTGTGGATTCGTGGCGGTACTGGGCCTGTATTAGTTCAAAGTGTAACAGAGACAATTACACCGTTTACTGGTGTAGACCTTCCACATGATATCTACACAAGTCCTACGGAGCTTTATCGTAGGATTAAAGTTGATCCGGTCAGACTAGTTTCCATAGTGGCCGAGAAGCTCGCACATTCTATGAATTCTCGATAGCAGCGGGCGCTAGTGTTTACGTCCAAGCTAACGTAGCAATTGACACGATTCTGTATGATGTAAGTTGTGTAGTAGATGCAGGTAGTATTCGCCTATCCACCTATGCAGGTTCTACAGGTACTGGTACTTATGCAACTCCTCTGCCGATTCTTCCAAAGAATACAATGACTCTTCGTGAGACACCATTCTACACGTTCCAGAATACCTTATTCACTGGTGGTACTGGCGTTACCGGTGGTACAGTGATTGATAGTGTGAGGGTTGTTGCTGCAAACGCTACAGCTCAACAATCTTCTGTTGGTAGTAAACAATTTGACCAACGTGGTGTTGGTGTAGGAACTTATTACTGGCGTATTGAAAACTTTGGTTCAGGTACAGCAACTGGTGTGTTCTCTGGTTGGTGGGCTGAGCTGGTAAACCTCGGGGCTGGCTAATGGCACTTCTATTTCTGCTACAAACTATTCTTCGTAAATACAACCGTTAGATTTCATCGGTGAGCATGTCACCTGCACTGAGTTGGTTTTCGCTCAGTGCGCCTCCTACCGTGAAGTCCGCAGCGGAACATGCAAGCGGCATTAATTATTTTACAGAGAAGCTTTGAAATAGGCTTCTCGATAAAGTGATTGTGTGGTATGTTGTAAACTTAATGAGAGTGAACGGATTTGCAAGTCCTTCTTCCTGCCAACTCAGGTAGATAACTCTCGCCTATTTTTAATCTAGTTGGAGATGTTTAGTTTTGAACTATAAAAAGATTTATGATCAGCTGGTTGAGAAGTGTAAAGTAAGAGGCTTGGATAAGTCTGCTCTTGAAGGCTACTACGAGAAGCACCATATTGTTCCACGCTGTATGGGTGGTAGTGATGATGATGAGAATCTTGTTTTGTTCACAGCAAGGGAGCACGTCTTTGCTCACCTGTGCCTGTGGAAGGCCTACCCTAAACATATTGGTGTAGTTACAGCTGCACAGATGATGGCTGATACGCGCAAGCATGGGAAGCTCCTCAGTAGTAGATTGCTAGCCAGTCTTAGGTTGCAAAGTTCTATCTCCCGCTCTATGAGAAAAGAGGGTGCAGGTTACGGAGAAACTAGGCACATTGACTTAGCAGGTCAAAGATTTGGTAGGCTCGCAGTTACCTGTAACTACTCTTGGCATTCTTTCCCAAATGGACAGAGAAAAGCTAAATGGGAGTGCATCTGTGATTGTGGAAATACCGCCCACGTTATGGTAGGCGCGCTTCAGAGTGGCTACACCCAATCTTGCGGCTGTCTTCAAAAAGAAAGAACCTCAGCAGCCAGAAGGAAGTGGGATTTCTCAAGAAAGACTTATGCTGCATACCACAATATGCTAGCTCGTTGTTACAGCCCCTTTCACAAATCAAACGCTAATTTTGTAAAATACGGTGTGGAAGTTTGTGATGAGTGGTCAGGTGAGGAAGGAATATTAAAGTTTGTAGAGGATATGGGAGAAAAGCCTGACTCTTTACAACTGGTTAGGTTAGACCCTTTCTCAAACTTTTGTAAAGACAATTGTAAGTGGGTAACTAAACAAGAAGCTTCTAAGACAATTTATAAGTTCCCAAGGAAAGTCAAACCTGCTTCAGCTAAGACAGGCGTAAAATACGACAAGCGTCGAGATAAGTACGTAGCTAGAATAGTGATTAATGGTGAAGAGCAAACTAAACAGTTTTCTTTACTAGAAGACGCAATCTTGCAAAGAGAGTCTTGGGAGGAAGAGTACAGAATCCAAACGGAGACTTAATGACTAATTTAATCTCACCAGCAAGTATCCCTCAGGAGTTATTTTTGACACTGAGGGACGGGACTGGTAAAAGAAGTAAATATGCAACAGAAGAGGGAGAAGAGGTAGATATTATTTTCTATGGTGGTCAGGCGGGTGGCGGCAAGTCATTTGCCAGCTTGCTTCACCACATGAAGTATTGCCATATCCCTAATTATAAAGGAATTACGATCCGCCGCACAACCCCAATGCTGACAAAGCCAGGGGCCATCTGGGATGAGGCAAAATCCTTGTATAAAGAGTTTGACCCTAAAGTTCGTATTCGTAATAAAGATATGAAGATTAGTTTTGGCCCTGTTCAAGATGCAGATCAAAAAGCAGAAGTATCTTTTACTCACTTTGAGCGAGTAGACGATACGGACAATTTTCAAGGTAGTCAACTTTCAAGTGCAGTCCTAGACGAACTTTGTCAGTTTGAGGAAAGTCAATTTCTTTATATCATGTCCCGTCTTCGGACTAAAGCTGACATGAAGCCTGTTCTTCGTGCGACCATGAACCCCTCTCCTGATAGCTGGGTTAAAAAGTGGATATCGTACTATTTGTATCCAGAAGGCCATGAATTATTTGGCCGACCAGATCCATCCAAACAAGCTAAAGTTCGATGGTTTACCCGTCAGGGTAACGATATGATCTGGGCTGACTCTCGCGAAGAGATGTTTGAGAAACATGGCCGCAGAGATTCTTTTGGTAATCTTCTAGATGAGAAAGATAAGAAGCAGATTAAACCACTGTCATTCGCTTTCATATCTGCTTCTGTATATGATAACCCGTATATCGAAGACAACTATATTGCCTTCTTGGAAGGTCTAAACCGTATTGAAAAAGAAATTCTGCTTTACGGTTCATGGGAAGCCCGGCCCGAAGGTCTGGGGATGGTCAAGCGTGAGTGGTTTGTTGAGAAAGATGAAGAACCACCACACACGGAAATTGAAAAGACTGTTCGTGCCTACGATTTTGCATTTTCCCTTAAAAGTGATAAAAACATCTCGCCTGACTACTCCGTTTCTGTGAAGATGAGTCGTCTTAAATCTGGTGACTACTTCATTCATGATATCAGGCAAACACGAGTTCTACCCGGACAGTGGTTTGATTTTATTATGGAGGCTGCCATTAAGGATGGCCCTAAAGTAGATATTGTAATCCCATTAGACCCTGGCCCTGGGGCCAAGTTCACTAATGGCTTCTTAACAAAGCAAATATCTACAGCCGGCTTTTACGTTAAACAAATGCGTTCTCAAGGTGCCAAGATTGATAGATTTAAACCTTTCGCATCTATGGTCATGAATGGTGGAGTTCAGATTTTAAAGAACTGCGCTACAGACTACGAGAATGGAATAGTTAATGACTTGACTTTCTACTACAACCAACTTGAGGCTTTTGATAGCCGAGCTGGTAAAAGAAAGAGCGGAGAAAGTGGTCACGATGATTTGTGTGACGCCTCTGCTGATGCTTTTGAAGCAGTTGCTTCTATGAAAGTTATTCCAAATTTTATGCACGGCTTGAAAGCATCCAACGGAATACTTGAAGTTGTTAACCCATTCAACAATATGTAAGGAGGCGTAATCGTGCCTGAAAACTCTGACGCCTCTATGCAAACTAATGTAGAGGCTCTTACCCCGGATGGTGGTGTTACTATCCCACGTCTGAAGCTTGGGCAAAGTAGCTACAACGGATTGTGGACAGCCGCAGGCCAAATCGTAGAAGAATGTAATTCTGAGCTGCGTTGGCCACAATGTATGCAAACATACAAGAAGATGGCTAAGGATGCAACCATTGCTCCAGCTCTTAATCTTGTAGAAATGGCCATTGCCCGTGTACCTTGGACTGTAAAAATTCCAGAAGGCTATGAAGATCAGCTTAAAGATAAAGCTGAATTCCTACGTCAAGTAATGAATGACATGGATCATAGCTGGGGTAGTTTCATTCGACAAGCCACATCGTTCAATCGTTTTGGCTTTGCTCCAGTTGAGAAGGTATATCGTAAGCGATACAAGAAAAATGGTAGCAAGTTTGATGATGGTCGTGTAGGGATTAAGTCTCTCCCTCTGATTGCTCAAGATACTGTTAGCTCTTGGGAATGGGATGATGCAGGTCGTCATTTATCTGGTCTTTACCAATACACTGTAGAACCGGGTGGTAAACGCATCAACGTAAGAACTTCTTGGAAAGAAGAGTTTATTCCAGTCAAGAAGTTTATGCTGTTCCGTAATAACCCTCTTAAAAACAATCCCGAAGGTGAAAGCCCTTTAAAAAGCGTTTATATGGCTTGGAAGTATAAGACTAATCTGGAAGAATTCCAAGCTACAGGCGTTAGTTCTGATGTTCGTGGTTTGAAGGTGTTGTATATTCCGCCACGTTACATGGCTGAAGATGCTAGTCCTGAAGACAAGGAAGTGTACGCTTACTATCAGCGTATTATGCGTAACCTTCATATGAATGAGCAATCTGGTCTTATCCTTCCGCAAGTGCTGGATGACCAAGGTGAGCAATACTTCAAGTTTGATGTTATCAGCGTGACAGGACAGAAAGCTTTTGATACCACAGCAATCATTGCATCCTATAAGAATGAGATTATTTCTGCCCTTATGGCATCTCAACTTATCTTGGGTCAAGGTGGCGGTGGCAGCTTCTCTTTGGCAGAGTCGCTGCAAAGCATTTCCAACATGGCTATCGAATCTAAGTTGATTGAGATTCGTGACCAACTTAATCATGATCTTGTAAATCAGCTATTTGCACTGAATGGTTGGGATACAACAGTCGTACCCTACTTCGATTTTGGGGATTTGGTTAGCCCTGATTTGGATGTACTATCTAAGTTCCTACAACGTACAGCTTCTGTTGGTCTTGTATCTCAAGATGCATCAACTGTTAACTGGATTGCTGAACAGGCTAATATGCCAACACCCTTCGCTGATCAGACAGTCACTGTTGAAGACGCCCGTAAGCAACTTACTGGATATTCAAGTGGTGCTGGTGAAGGTCAAGCCACGGCTGGTGAAGGAACTTCAACAAGTCCAACTGGCGGTGATGACGCCTCAGCCGGGAATATGGAGAATACTTAAGTGGAATTAAAAAACAAATTGCTTGAAGCTTTCTCTGAGTTTCTTGAAAAGGCTGTTGGTGGTACGCAACGTGAAGTTGAACTTACTAATGAAGTCGAAGTGGTTAAGAGTCTTGACGAAGAAGAACGTATGGCTCTCTTCGTTGTTCTTGAACCTCAGGGTGAAAGTTACACCAGTGATTTACATGGAGACACTTACACAGCCAAAGAAATTGAAAAGGCATGTAATGACTTTTCTAGGCACTGTAACAAAGCAAATCTTTTTCATAAAATTGAAACTGAAAATGCTCAAGTAGTTCAGAATTTTATTACCCCCGTAGATTTTGTACTAGAAGACGCTCGTATCATCAAGGCCGGCACTTGGCTGCAATGGTGGTACTTTCCAGAAACACAGCGCGGCGAAGAAATCTGGAAGATGGTCAAGACTGGTGAGATTAACGGTGTATCTGTCGGTTGCCGCGCAGTGGTAGAGAATCTAGATGATTGATACATACACTACTTATTGGATACATCTTCCAGAACACACGGATGTTTTTTCTCAAGGATACGTTGGTATCACTAAGAAGGAAATTGGTCAACGGTTCAAAGAACATCTAAGGAATTCTAAAAGGTCAGATCAGTCCCATAAAGTTATCTCTAAAGCTTTAGTTAAGTATGGGGAAAAAGTTTGTGTGTCCTCTATCTGTATTAGTGACAAAGGTTATGCCAAAGATTTAGAGAATAAACTACGACCAGAAAATTTCATCGGCTGGAATATGAATATTGGAGGTATGACACCTCCAGAACTTTCGCCTGAGAAAAAGAGAGCGGCTACCGAGAAGCGAAACATTACCATGGAAGGGCGTTATCTCTCTGGGGAAAATCACCCTAATTGGAAAGGTGGGATTCCATACAAACCGGCGTCAAGACCATGGACACCCGAAAAGCGTAGAGCTGTTGCAGTTAAAGTCTCTGAAAAATTAAAAAACAAACCTTTAACCGAAGAACACAAAGAAAAATTATCTTTGCGTAAGAGAGAGTTCTTTGAAGAGTTTGGACCTTGGTATAACCCTCAGGCCAATAAAGAGATTTGGATTAGGGCTGAGGAAATTTATAACAAGTGGGTTTCTGAGCCTTGTGGTGACAGAAAACTTAGCCGAGAGTTAGGGCTTCCTAGGAATAAATCAGTCAAAAATATGATTGATCTATTTGTATCAGGGTGGGTTCCTACAGAAGATGAAAGATTTGTGAGGTTCTTATCTAATGAAGCCTAAAAGAAAACTTAGTGAATTTAATTTTGACTTTGAAGGCGCACATATTGCGCTGGTTGGTCCAAGTGTGGGGGGTGCAGCGAATGGCTATACTACCCTGCTAACTAAAGCCACCAATGACATTAGTATCAAAGAGCTTGAGAAGGCTACAGAAGTCCAAGTAACAATGAATATTGTAGACTTTCTTTGTAAGTTCTTCGGTCTTTGGTATGACGATGCGCTAGTTCTTGCAATGGCGATGGGTTATGACGTTGGCGATGCCGGTTACTCTTTTGTAGAAGCTGCTGAACAAAGTGAAGCCTACCTGCAAGATCGTGTAGAAGCAATCAATATTATGAAGTCTGTTGTGCTGGATGTTGAGGATGTACATAAAGCTGTAGCCTCACTTTCTCCCAAAGATTACCTTGCTATTCTCAAAGCTCAAGAAGTATTTGAAAAGAATTTTGATGACGCAACCCAAAAGGCCGAAGTCATCAAGAAGTCCTCTGGCATTCCTGCCAAGGGCGTAACAGCAGAGAAATCTGCGCTCTCTCCCTCCGTGGAAATTAATAATAAACTAGAGGACGACAACTTGTCTGAATTTATCTCCAAAGCTGTCCATGAAGAGACAGTGACCAAAGCCGTAGAGGAGGCCATTGAAAAAGCACTGGCTCCTGTACAAGAAGAACTGAAGAAAGCTAAAGAGCAACTTGAGGTTGTTGAGAAAGCTAATCTTGAAGCCGTAGCTAAAGCCCGTAAAGAAGCTGTTGCTTCTGTTGAGAAAGATGCAGCTAAAGCTGAAGAGCTGTTTAAATCCCTAGAGTCTCTGGCTGATGAAGCGTTTGATGTTGTTATCAAATCTTTGAAAGCTAAAGAAGAAGTGGTAGAAAATTCTGATTTGTTTGTTCAAAAAAGCAAAGATTCGGATGTAGAAATTGAAGAAGAAAATGGTACTGCCGCTCTTCTGAAAGCTAAATACGCTAAATAAGGAAAATATATAATGACTGTTATTGCAACTGATGCCGCTCGTTTTAGTAATCTCGTTAAACACGAGCTGTGGCCAGAAACCGGCTTCTGCCGTAAGGAAGTTACTGTAAACGAAGCCACCGCCAAGACTTATGGAGTAGGTACTGCACTCGGTAAAACCCTTGCAGGTGGTGCTGGTGTAGCAACTGCCGGAACTAACACAGGTAATGGTACTGTTGGTGCTATTACTGTCAGTGGTACTGCCCAGCTTGGTACTTATAAACTATCCATTACCACAGTTGGTGCTAACGCCGGTGACTTTCAGGTAGTTGACCCTCAAGGTGATGTAGTCGGTCTTGGCCGTGTTGGTGTTGCGTTCTCTGGCGGCGGCATCAGCTTCACTTTGGCAGATGGGTCTGTTGACTTCGTAGTGGGCGACAGTTTCACCATCGCTGTAACTGGCACTATTAAATACAAGATTGCTGTACAAACCGCAACTGATGGTTCTGCTGTTGTTGCAGCTCTTGTTGTAGACGATTACAGCGTACTGGCTACCACCGATACAAAGGTTCTTTGCCTTGTTAAAGGCCCGGCTGAAGTCTCTAAGGGCGCTATTGTCCTTGATGCCAGCTACGATACTGTTGCTGAGAAAGATGTCGTATACGCTTCCTTGGAAACTCTGGGCATCAACGTACTGACCACTAACTAAGATTTAAGGAATAAGAAAATATGATTATCCGCGATTTGGCGAACCCGTTTAAGGTCAGTGACTGGACTGAGGAACTGCTTGTAGTTCCTAACATGTACGGCAAGATTCAGCAAATGGGTCTGTTTGACGTTGAAGGTGTTGCTACTGAAACTGTATCGTTTGAAGAAATCAACCAGAACATTGGCTTGATTGGTGACCGTCCTCGTGGCGAGCGCAACAACGTATCGAAAGACTACACCCGTAAGATTCGTGCATATTCGATCCCTCACTTCCCGCTGGACGATGCAATCAGTCCTCGTGACATCCAAGGCAAAGCTGCCTACGGTGGTAGCGGTGCTGGTGTTCCTGAAGTATTGGATCAAGTACGTGCCCGTAAGCTTGAGCGTATTCGTCGTATGCACGCTCAGACTCTGGAAGTGGCCCGCGTTAAGACCCTGACCACTGGTGCTATCTACGCTCCTAACGGCACCATCGCTGGTAACTTCTACACCGACTTCGGTGTTGTTCGTAAAGAAGTTGACTTCGTTCTGGGTACTGGCACCACTGAAGTGTTGCTGAAGCAAGAAGAAATCATTGCCCACATTCAGGATAACCTGAACACTGGTGACATTGTAAACGAAGTTGTTGCTCTGTGCTCTCCTACGTTCTTCAGTAAGCTGATCACCCAAGCCGGTGTTAAGGACGCTTACAAGTATTACAGCTCCACTCAAGAGCCTCTGCGCCTTGCTGGTCGTGGTTTCGGTACTGCTGGTGGTCTGGATCGTGAGTTCGTTCTGGGTGCTGTTCGTTACATTGAATATCGTGCTACTGCTCCAGATGGTGTTGCATTCATCCCTGCTGGCGATGCTTACTTCTTCCCGATGGGCACTCAAGACGTATTCAAAACCTACTTCGGCCCAGCCCTGCGTTTTGATACTGTCAACAGCATCGGCGTTGAAGCTTACATGTTTGAGTTCATGAACCAGACTAATACTGAAATTCAGTTGCAGTCTGAGTCGAACTTCATCAACATGGTGCGACGCCCGCAGGTAGTTTGCAGAGCGTTCAGCTCTAACTAAGAGCATTTGGGATAGGGGCTTTAATTAGCCCCTTTTCCTTTATTATAAGGAAGTCCCTATGGCTTTAACAGATATTGAAACCGTCCGATTATTGATCGGTGATATTCCAACTTCTCCTTTCTATCAACTGTTTGATGATGAAAGCATTCAACAGTTTCTAGACTTGAATGGTGGGAATGTAAGACAAGCTGCTCGGATGGCAGCAATTGCAGCTTCTATGCAATTAGCGGGTTGGACAACTCGTGAGCGGACTGGAGAGGTGGAAGTGTGGTCTTCTCTATCCACACAGTATTTGAAAGCACTTGAGAATCTAATTAATGATTCTAGTGCAGGTAACTTACCAAATGGTTTAATGCCTTACGCTTCTGGTATTAGTTGGGAAGACTTCTGTGTTAACAATTCAAATCCAGACAATATTCGTAGTCCTCTTACAAAGATCAAGGTGTGTGATACACCAATCATCTCTGGAACTTTCAATATAGACAACTCATGTGGCTGCTAACAAATGTCTATGAAATTAACAGTGGACAAAAGCCCTTGGCTTGCTCTGAAGAAATCCTTTGCTAAAGCTGAAACTCTTGAGAATCAACTTGGTTGGCAAGACACATCTTATGGAAGTGATAACGAAAACCTACCTCATGCTCAAGTAGCACAATGGATTGAAGAGGGTGTTGCATCTAAGAATATCCCCCCACGCCCTTACATGCGTGTTGGTTTAAGAGGAGCCTTGATGAAAGGTTCTAACGATGCAAGCTTTAAGCGAATCATTACAGCAGTAGCTAACGGACAAGATGTATTCAAAGCTCTGCATAGAGAAGGTGATAGTTTTAGACAGACATTACGTCAAGTGATGCTTGACTGGGATACACCACCTAACTCTCCCGTCACTATTGAAATGAAAGGGTTTGATGATCCTTTGATTGAATCCAGTGAACTTATTTCTAATGTATCTGTGAAGACAACTAAGCGAGGAACATAATGCTAAAACCAAACTTCCTCCTTACTAAGAAGATTCCTCTTACTATTCTTCGATCTACACAAGGAAGTTATGTGGACGGTGAATGGGTTGAGGGAACAGAAATTGAAGTGCCTGTTGAAGTGAACATTCAACCGTTCAAGGATTCGGAGCTTATGCTTCTTCCTGAAGCAGATAGATCAAAGGAATGGTACAAGCTTTACTGTGCAGACGAGCTTCGTACAGCTAAGCCTGGAGCTTCTGGCTGGGAAGCTGATGAGTTTGTGTGGGAAGGTGATCGCTATAAAGTGATGAAAGTGAAACATTACTCTATGTCAATTTTGGATCACTACCGAGCAACCGCAGCACGTCTAGAGATTTCAGCAGAATGAGTAGACATATCGGTAAAAAGTATAACTCACTGACTGTTTTGTCTATAAACAGAGTTGACAAATATACACAAGCAAATGGAATCACTCAGAGGATTACTTACTTCAACTGTTTGTGTGACTGTGGGAAGGAAACCATAGTTCGTGGATCAGGTTTAAATTCTCAGAAAAGTTGTGGCTGTGCTAAAACATTGGCGAACAGTTCTAGAGCCTTAGATGTATCTGGAAAAGTATATTCACGCTTAACCGCAATCAAAAAGATTAGCAGTGGAGAGTGGGAATGTCTTTGTGAGTGTGGAAGCACAACATTTGTAAGCGTTGAAAAGCTTAACAACGGTAACACTAAGTCTTGTGGATGTCTTCAGAAAGATACTGTGACGGGCATGATGCTGGAGAAACACCGGCAGAAAAGGATATCAGTCGGCAGAAATCCAGACATTCCATTATCTTCTAATAAGAAATTAGAAAGAAGTCTTATGTCAGAAATTACGCCGAAGATACTTGCAAGGGATGAATATACCTGCGCGTGGTGTTCACAGTTAGGTGGAAGCCTTGCAGTCCATCATATTGAACCTTGGACGGCAGCTATTGATAGACGCTTTGATAGAGATAATTTAGTTACTCTATGCAAGGTTTGTCATCTGAAGGTACATAATCAAAACTTCTTTTCTATGGTTTTAGATGAACACATGTCAATTCTTTTGAGTGGGTTTGTGAAGTTTTCAGAAGAAGCTCATGCGGCCCGTCTGGAGATTAGTGCAGGATGAATATCTATTCTACAGTGCGTGGTGCTATCAGAAACGTCACTCTCAAAGCTTTGGATGAGTTCACTAACCCTCTGGTCGTCTATTCTCATGCCAATGGTAATGAGCCAGCTGGCTCTTATGTAACAGTTAGCATTTTAAACGTAGATCAAACAGGACGACATGTAAGCAGTGGTCTTGTTGAAGCTAATGGTGCCACATTTGAAGAAACTATTAAAGTCTCTTATGAAGTGATGGCTCAATTAAGCTTTGTTGGTAGCCAATCTGGTGAGATGGCTTACAGTCTCTACCAAAGAATAAACAATAACCCTTTAGTGTTTGAAGAGCTTGCTCGTAACAAGCTTGGCTTTATGAGAAAGAGTCAAGTAAGGCGCGCTCCTCAGAAACGTGACACTACTTGGGTAGAGTACCACAATCTAGACGTAACATTTTCCTACCATGTAGTTACTAAACAAGTGGTTGGAATTATTGAAGGCGTCGTAGCACAAGCTGTGTATGACGGTGTTATTCAGCCGAGCTTCACAGTACCAGAAAATCTAGTAATAACTCCGTAGCGTCTTGCTACTCAATAAAGGAAAACTAAATAATGAGTGACCTCGATGACGTGGTAAGTATTATTCTTACACGTGAGTCTACAGCAGTCGCTACTGCATCGTTTCAAATCCCTCTCGTACTTGCAACCTTCACCAATTTCCCGGAACGCACTCGCACCTATACTAGCTTTGCTGGTGTTGCTGCGGATTTTAAAGACGGACAACCTGTCTATGAAATTGCTAACCAATTGTTTGGTCAGTCAACTGTGGGTGCTGTACCACCGTCTATTATTGTAGGCCGCAGACAAGTTGACAGCGTAGCTGGTTCTATCGCCACTGTGAGCAATAGTACAGTATACACCCTGACTATTAGTGGTCCTAGTAGTGTTACCCCTACAGTGTTCAGTTTTACGTCAGATGCAACAGCAACAGCAATTGAAATTGTAGCTGGTTTGAAGGCTGCTTTTACTGCCGCACCTGTAACTGGTGTAACATTTACCGATAATCTTAACGGTACATTTACAGTCGCTCCTGAGGCACTCGGCTCTAAGTGGTCAATTGTTCCCAGTACGAATATCTCCTTGGTAAACACTGCCACTGAGACTTACACCAATTCTCTTGATGCAGTAAATGCTGAGAATGACGGTTGGTATTTGCTCGTTGCTGATACCCAAGACAAAGTAATTCAGGAAGCCCTGAGTGATCGCGTACAAGCTGAGCGTAAGATTTATGGCCTGTCCAGTTCTGACGTTGTAGCACCCACTACTGGCGTCACTGATATTGGTTATATCTTGAATGCCAAGTCTGCTGGTCGTACTTTCGGTGTATATCTCCCTACTTCCGCTACTGAATACCCAGAGGCTGTTTGGTCTGGCAGCCAACTTGCATATACCCCTGGCTCAAATGACTGGGACTTCAAGCGTGGTGTAGGTGCAACTGTAAGTAAGCTTAATGCTACCCAACTTACCAACCTGAAAAACAAATCGTGGAACCATTATATTCGTAAAGGTGGCGTGAACATCTTTATGGACGGTAACATGTTTGATAAAACTCCGATTGATCAGGTCATAGTTGAAGACTGGCTTTATGCTCGTTTGCAAGAAGCTATCTATTTCCGCCTGATTAACAGCCTCAAAATCCCG